TGCAGGACTTAGGTATAGCAATACCAGATGAACAGCTTGAACATCTATACGATTTAATGAGAAATCTAGCATTAAATTCGGTTGACCAATAAATCCAAAACTGCTATAATAGTATTTGAAAGTTAGGGATTAATCATTTACGGGGGTAATGAATATGGTAGCTAAAACTATAAAATTTAAGAAAGAAGCAGTTAAGAAAGAAACAGATGAGCAAATCATCGAGCGTATTAGTAAACGATTCACTATATTAGACGATATGACTAAAGCCGCAATCAGAGGTGATGTTAAAGCAATGATAGTTGTAGGCCCCCCTGGAGTTGGTAAATCATATGGTGTTGAAAAGCAATTAGAAAAAGTATCAATGTACACAGAAGTTGCATCAAGACCTAAACAGTATGATGTTGTTAAAGGTGCTATGTCTGCGATTGGTTTATACTGTAAACTATTCAACTACAAAGAGAAAGACAATATTTTAGTGTTTGATGATTGTGACTCAATATTTCAAGATGAGTTATCATTAAACATTCTTAAAGCGGCACTGGACAGTAAGAAGACTAGAAAGATTTGTTGGAATACTGATTCATACAAGTTACGTAATGAAGGAGTACCTGATACATTTAACTTTGAAGGTTCAGCAATCTTTATTACTAACCTTAAGTTTGAAAATGTTAAAAGTAAGAAACTACAAGATCATTTAGAAGCAGTTCAGTCTAGATGCCATTACCTAGATCTTACACTTGACACCGAAAGAGATAAACTATTACGTATTAAACAGATAGCTGGTACTGGTGCATTATTTCAAGACTATGATTTTAATGGAGTAGAACAAGAAGAAATGCTAGACTTCTTAGAAGAAAACCAAAGTATGTTAAATGAACTAAGTTTACGTATGGCACTTAAAATAGCTGATCTTAGAAAAGTGTCAAGTACTAATTGGAAAGAGCTAGCAAGAGCAACCTGTATGAAACGAAGATAGACTGTTCGTTTCGTTCTTTGGAAGAGCGGTGAAGTTGGAGAGTCGCGGTGGACTGTAAATCCATTCCCCCTGGGTGAGTAGGTTCGAATCCTACCTCTTCCACCATATTTGAAAACAAGGGTGAGTAGTGCAATGGTAGCACGGCTGATTCCAAACCAGCAAATGAGGGTTCGATTCCTTCCTCGCTCGCCATATTTAAAAATTAAAATTAAGGGTGTTGATGGTTGACATCCTTATTTCTTTTGTATATACTTAACATATGAAACAAGCCTTATTACATATCAAAGATGAAGTGAACGTAAAGATTGAAGGACTCGAACTAGATGTTCGTAAGAAGTTAGTTGACATGTTTAAGTTTGAAGTTCCAGGTGCTCGATATATGCCAGCAGTTAGACTAGGTAGATGGGATGGAAAAGTTGGTTACTTCCAACTTGGTGGTAGCACATACATCAACCTATTAGATGATATACTTCCAGTACTTGAACAATACAACTATGATGTTCAGCTAGAAGATTACAGAGAATATGAACGAAACTTTAAGTTTGATAAGGTAGCCGAAGATAGCTACAGTCATTTAGTCTGGGATCCAACACATCCAATAGCAGGACAACCAATAATGCTTAGAGACTATCAAGTTGAGATAGTTAATAAGTTTTTATCAAACCCTCAATGCTTACAAGAAATAGCAACCGGTGCTGGCAAAACTTTAATCACGGCAGTACTAAGTCACTGTTGCGAACAGCATGGTAGAACTATTGTTATTGTTCCAAATAAAAGTTTAGTTACACAGACTGAAGCAGACTATATCAACATGGGATTAGACGTAGGTGTTTACTTTGGTGACCGTAAAGAATTTGGAAAGACACATACTATATGTACTTGGCAAAGTCTAAACATTTTGCTCAAAGGATCAAAAGCACACGTAGTAGATATTACAATAGATGAATTTCTTCAGGACGTTGTTTGTGTCATGGTAGACGAAGTACACATGGCTAAAGCAGATGCGTTAAAAACGTTATTAACTGGTGCAATGTCTCAGGTACCTATCCGTTGGGGATTAACAGGTACAATACCTAAAGAAGCATCAGAGCGTATGAGTTTACGATGCAGTATAGGTGATGTAATAGGTAAACTATCAGCAAATGAACTACAGCAGGAGGGTGTGTTGGCAAACTGCCATGTAAATGTAGTGCAGTTAGTCGATCATACTGAATACACGTCGTATCAGGACGAACTTAGATATCTCTTAGAGACACAAGACCGTATGAAGTATATGGCTGATCTGATTACTAAAATTAGGTCAAGTGGTAATACTTTAGTTCTAGTAGATAGAATTTCTCCTGGTAAGATGTTAACTGAACTAATTACAGATGCAGTGTTTGTATCAGGGGCCACTAAAGCCAAGGACCGAAAAGATGAGTATGACGAAATTGCTAGAATGGATAGTAAAGTTATTATTGCCACTTATGGTGTTGCCGCTGTGGGTATTAATATCCCTCGTATTTTCAATCTTGTGCTTGTTGAGCCTGGTAAGAGCTTTATTAGAGTTATACAAAGTATAGGACGAGGTATACGTAAAGCAGAAGATAAAGACTTTGTTCAGATATGGGATATAACATCAACATGTAAATTTGCCAAACGACATTTAACTAAACGTAAAGCATTTTATAGAGAAGCAAACTACCCATTCGAAGTTGAAAAGATTGAGTGGAAATAGTTCTTGACAGACACAACACAGTAACTTATAATAAGGGTAATATGCAAATACTTACATTAGACAATACAAAATACGACCTGGACACATTACCAGATGAAATAGATGATATGCGATTTAGTATATTAGATAACAGTGATCCAACTAACCCAGACTATCATTGGATTCCATTGATCTTTTTAGAATCGTTTAACTCACCGGCGTTGGTATTAAAGATAGGCGAACATACTATTAAAATGCCTGTAGATTGGCAGATACTTATTGGTGAACCTGATGTTGGTGATCTAGAAGTATTACCATTAACTTCAATTAATGATAGAGGATTTAGAGCATTTCAGTTTAACAACTTAACTGACTTTCGTCCTAGTTTCCTTGACATTGAAATTGTTGATGTGTACCAAGATGTTAATTGGTATTCACCTAAATTAAAAAATGGACAGCTATTAACAGTTCCTCTAGAGAGCGGCCCCAAACCAAAGTGTTGTTATTTTGTTAAGGACATAAGTCGTAACTGTGAAATTGTTAATTATACTTTATCATTCTGATGGCACATAATAATTCACCTTTATACATTGGTAACGAGATGGCGGCGTTTGATCGTAAAGATCGTGCGTACTATGATAAGTTCACTGATGAAGAAAAGAAACAATTCTCAACATACCTAATGTTACGTTATGGTGCATCAGTTGGTGGAACCAAGGATTTACAAGCATATTACTTAATGGCAACTAACAAGTTTGTTAACAAACACTTCTTTGATCTAAACAAGCATACAAAACTACAATGGTTGATGTGCACCGCAGTAAGCCCTAACATGGGCAAGCAGTTTCACTATTGGCTAGCGGCTAAAAAGAAAGAAGGGAAGTCAACTAACAAAGAACGAAAAGTTGTTAGTGAATTATTTCCAAACATGAAGACAGATGAGATTGATATGTTTCTGGTAATGAATGACAAAAAAGCAATTAAAGCATACGTTAAAGAGATAGGATGGGATGACCAGCGAATTAAAGCAGACCTTTAAGTGTAAGTATTGTGATCGTGAGTTTCGTAAAGAAACTACGCTGGCCGTGCATGTCTGCGAGCAAAGAAAACGCTTTCAGCATAAGAATGATCCAGCAAGTCGAACAGCATTTCAGAGTTACTTAAAGTTTTATGAAACTACCCAAGGATCAGCAAAGACAAAAACGTTTGACGACTTTGCAACATCAGCATACTATAAAGCATTTATTAAGTTTGCTAATTATTGTGTAAATTCTCGTGTTGTTAATCCAGTTAGATTTACTGAATGGTTACTAAAAAACAATAAACGTATAGACTATTGGGGCAGTGACAAGATATATGACGAATTCTTAAAAGAATATATCTTTAGAGAAAATGCTACAGATGCATTAACTAGAGCATTGGAAACGTCATTAGATTGGGCAGAAGAAGTTAACTCCCCAAGTGAAGATTTTTTAAGATATGGAAATACAAACAAACTTTGTCATTATATAGTTACTGGCAGAGTAACAGGATGGATTATATTTAATTGTAGTACAGGGCATGAACTATTAGAGAACCTAAATCAAGAACAGCTATCTATTGTTTATGAATTTGTAAATCCGGATAGATGGTCAAAACTATTAAAAGACTATCCTGGAGATACTGAATATGTTAAGGAAATGTTAAAACAAGCAGGATGGTAAAATTTAATACAGACGTTGATATTGACTTTGCAGATCGCGAAGATATACTTAAATTAATTAAGTATACTTCTGCAATGCAGAATAATGAACAGGGCATGCGTAAACATAACTCAGGAGTGTATGTTACTAATATTCCTTATAATCCATTAACGGATACATCATCGATTGATTACCAATCTGCAGAAGAACGTGGTTATTTTAAAATTGACTTTCTTAATGTAAATGTTTATAAGTTAATTAAAGACCAGGCACATTATGATGAACTAATGGTACGTGACACTCCCTGGCATAGACTACAAGAACGTGAGTTCTTTGAACAGGTCATACACATAGGTAATCATTATGATCTTAATAGTAATTTAGAATTAGATTCAATACCTCGTATGGCAATGTTCTTAGCATTGATACGTCCAGGTAAACGACATCTAGTAGGAAAGAATTGGTCAGATATAAGTAAAGACATATGGACTGTGCCAGATGATGGTAGTTATTTCTTTAAGAAAAGTCACGCAATTTCTTACTCGGTCTTAGTAACCTTACATATGAAATTATTAGATGAAAATTTACATACACGAGAGCAGTAAACTTAAAGACTTCTATAACCGTGCTGATCATTACACAACAGCAGAACTGCCCAACCTACCAAAAGATGCAATAAAGATAATTCCAGTTGCTACTTATTGTAACGACAATAAGGCCCATATAGATTATATAAAGAATACCAATGAGCATGTTGTATTAGAGAACTGCACAGAAGGCTCTAGCACGCTAATCAGACACCTGGACCAGGATGGTTTGTTACTGTTAGCATTAGATAAAAAGTTTAGTATTATATGTTCAGGAGAAATGCCTGAGCAAATGAATTCATTAAACATTGAATATATGATGTGGCTAACTGGTAACGCTAATCAAGACAACAGACATTTAATGATACGGCATTATCAGAAACCCTATACATTTTTATTTCTTAATAATAGGATAAGAACGCACAGGAGTAGATTGATTAGAGATCTACATGGGAAAGGCTTACTTGACAATGCGTTATGGTCAAATATTAATATGGATGACCCAAAAGCGACTCATGGAAATAAATTGCCGACGGGGTATGACCCGCAAACTGGAAAAAATCTAATAGATTGGGACACTTGGGCCGCTGGACCTGTTATAATTAAACAATATACCGATACGTACTTTTCAGTGTTTGCTGAAAGTACTGTGTTGCATAGATACAGTTTAATATCTGAAAAAACCTGGAAGCCTATTATAGCAGGCCATCCTTTCTTGGCATTAGCGAGTGCTAATCATTATAACAGATTGCACGAACTAGGATTTAAAACATTTAACGGTATTATTAGAGAAGACTTTGCAGGCATGAATAGATGGTTGGACAGCGGAACTTGGTTAGTAGATGAAATAAAAAGATTACTAAGTTTAGACCTTGACAAGTTCATTAGAGATTGTCAGAAAATAGTAGATTATAATATTGAACACTTTTGGAAATTATGGGACAGTTACGAAGATGCTACTACAAAACAGCTTGAACAGTTTCTTAGTCAACTCGACGGACAAGTGTAATTGATTTTTTCTTAGTACGCTTCTTTGCTAAATCACTTAAACTAATACTTGGCCCTAATAATATTACTAAATCTTTATTAATAAATGTTTGTAAGTAAGGTCTGAACACACTCCATTCTTCACGTAAGAATATATTAATTGGAATTGATCGATTTGATTCCCACCACCAGACATTAGCAAGATCTAAGAACTTAGTTTTTAACTTTATGTCTACAATTCTCCCAAAGTCGTACAGAGTAGTAACAGTAGCGTCCCTGTTTTGCATAATACCAACGTATTCTGCACCAGCGTAACTAACTACAGTAATGAATGGATACTTGTCTGATAGCTCTTTAAAGAACTCATGGCTCATTGATCGATAAATACTCTATATGTTTACAACTCAAGTCTATTTATATAAGCAAAAACACCAAGTGGTATTACGTGACACCACTCAGGCTCTAACATCAATGAGGTACAATCCCGTGTATGCAAAAAATTTAAAACTACACAAAGGCACAGACAATGTCTTAGTGTTTACATTTGTTAATCAGGACCAAAAACCTGTTAATAATTCCACAGCAACCTTTACATTCAGGTTGATTAATGGCGAGGGTAGTGATTTAATTCTTGCTAAAACAATGACTCATATAAGTTCTACTCTAGGTACTGCGTCAGTTACAATAACTGAACAAGAATTAGATTCGGTAGATACGCAAAGAGCACACTATACAATTGAGCGTAGTCTTACAACCAGTGATCTAAATGATGCTGTGTTTGTTGATGACAATCTTGGTGGTCGAGGGGTTGTTATTATTGTAGATTCAATAATGCCAGTACACACACAAAGTCAGACAGTTACTATTCCAAGTTTCTTAGATTCCGATGGTATCACTACTCATTATTCAAGTGAGTGGCAAGGAACGAATGACCTACAATCTCTGCAATACAAACCTAGTACATTTACAGGTAGTGTTCAGGTTGAAGGTGCAACAGCAGATGATAACTTATGGTACAATTTAGGAAGTGAAATTTCTTTGACCGCAACGAGTTCAACTGGATATATAA